GCGGCGGCGAACCTCACCGGCTTCGACATTCGCAACCTCAAAGAAGCCGCGCTTGATTTGTCCGTTGCGCTGAAGGACACGGGCGGGCAGGGCGACCAGACGCGGCAACTCCTGAAGCAACTGGGCGTATCCGCCTACACGTCTACCGGGCAGACGCGGCAGTTGAACGACGTCCTACTGGAAACATTCGACGCGCTGTCCAAGGTCCAAGACACGACGCAGCGCGTGAATCTCTCGCGGGTGCTTGGTGGCGAGGACGCGGCGAAGAACGTACAGCCGCTTTTAGCCGGCTATCGGGAAGCGAATCAGCTTGCCGAGCAGCTTGGGTTTGGCACGCGCGAAGGGCTACTGAAGGCGCTGGACGATAGCAACAAGCAGTTGCGCGCATTTGATTTGCAGTGGGAGATCATTAAGGGCAAGCTGGCGGAGAAGATTGCGCCGGTGATTGTGCCGATACTTCTCCGCGTGTCCCGTCTTGCTGCGGGCGATACCTCCGCACTGCCGGGATCGGCGTTTTCCAAGGGCGCGCAAAACGCCGAAAATGAAGTCCTGGCGAAAATGTTCCCGACTCTCGACGGCGGGGCGGCACTATCACGCCTTGCGCCATCCGTGCCGGGGCTAGATACCGGTGGGCTCACTGCCGGTGCCGCGATGTCCGATCGGTTCCGCCGCGGCCAGCTTGGCGGCGAAGACGGCATTAAGGCGCGTTTAGAACAACTCGGGAAGGAGCGGGCTGGTATCGCTTCCTCGCTGGCTTCCGGCTCACTGAGCAAATCGGCGTTTGAACTGCAGAGCAAAGAACTCTCCCGTATCACGGCGGAGCAGTTGGCGCTCAACAAGCAAATCGAGTTTCTGCAAAAAGCACGCGCTGGCGCCGAGCTGGTAGTCAACTCCTCCGACCTCATCAACGCCAACATCGGTGCCGGAATCACCGTTGGCCGCGTTCCGTCGCTCCGTGGCCGCGCTACTTCGCTGCCCGACCTGCCCGAATTTGTTTCCACGCAAGCAGACCGCAACGCCTTCGACTCCAGCAACCCCGGCGCGGATAAGGCTGCAACCTCCGCCGAACTCCAGCGGCAGAAAGACCAGCGCGAACGCGAACTCAACACCTCTTTCGCCCGCTCGTTCGTTCAGTTCCAGGAACGCAAAATCGAAATGCTCACCGGGCCGGGCGGCGAACTGGCGGCTATCCAAGAGATTTACGACCTGAAGAAAGCCGGGCTCCAACAGGAACTCGACTACGGCACTGAAGTATTCGACCTCACCCAACGGCGCCTCCAGATCGAACAGGAGCGCACGCTTGCAATCCTGAACCTCCAGCGCCAGCGGCGCGACGAAGCGCGCGGCCTCGCCTCTGATTTCGTCGGCTCCCTGCAAGACGGCAACCCGGCCGGGTTCCTGAAGCAGCAGGGCAGCCGACTACTCAACCAAGTTGGCACCAATGCCCTCACGGGCACCTTCCAGCGCGTCCAAGGCACCCTCGGGCGCATCGGCGCGGCCTCGGGCCTTGGCGGGCTCCTACAGGGCACGCTGTTGGACCCGGCGAACGCTACCCCCATCGATAAAAACACCCTCGCCACCGACCGCAATACGGCGGCCATTGAGCGGCAGGCGACTGGCGGCTTCCAGGTATCAGGGCCGAACGGGTTCAACGCCATGCGCGCGCTGGGACCGGCTAGTGGCTTCCTTGGCGATCTCATTGGCGCCCCTGGCGTGTTCAGCGGTGCCAGCGCGTCGAATCCGATGGTATTCTCCGCTGCGCCGAAATCCACGGTCACTCCCGCCCCCGGCTTCATCGGCCTCGGCACAACCGAAGGCGGCGCAGTGGTTCCGCTTGGCGGCGGCATGTCGAAAACCGCGCGTGGCGTTGGCATCGCCGGGGCGGTAGCGGGCGGGGCCATTGGCGCATACACGCAATTCAAGGCGGGCGGCGCGCAAGGCGCGCTAAATGGGTCGGCGGCGATAGCGGGGGCGGCTGCTTCAATTATCGCTCTGTCGGGCGCTACCGGCCCAGCAGCGCCCATCCTGGCTGGCGTGGCGCTCGGCCTCCAGGGTATCGCCATGATCCTTGGCGACCCTAAGAAGAAGCGCGACGCGCAAATCAATCAGCGTCTGACCGATGCGTACTACGACGAAGCCGACCCAATTTCCTATTCCATGGATCGGCTCGGGCGCTCTTACGACACGAACAAGCTGGGCGGGCTACGGGAGATTACGGTCAATATCTCCGCGCTCGACTCCCGGTCCATTGTGGACTCCCGCGAATCCATTGCGGACGCGCTTCGCATGGCGATCTACGAAGGCCACGGCATCAACCGGGCCATGCAGGAAGCGGTAGGGGCGGCGTAATGGCCTTTCCTACCCCGTTTGCCGGCGTCTCCGCTCTCTACCCGCTGACCACGGCAAAACGCTATCCAGTGGGTATCCTGAAGTTCACGGACGGCACGGAGCAGCGTTTCCGGCAGGCGGCTGGGCTGCAATCGTTCACCCTCGCACTCGACCAAATCACGACGGACGAAAAAGACGCCATCGTTGACTTTTTCGAGACGTGCAAGGGCTCGTTTGATGCTACGTGGGATCTGGTTATCAGTTCGACCACCTACAGCTATATGGCCTTCGCCGATGACAAGATCAGCGCAACGCAGGGCGAGAACGGCGCATGGTCGCTAACGATTCGGCTGGTTCAGACGCGGAAGAACTAAATGCCATCCTTCCCCACATTCGCGGGCGGCGAATCCGTCCACTTGCCCTATACCCAAGAGCAGGAATTCTGGAACGTCACCAACCGGCAACCGCACGGCTACCAGTACAGTTACAACCTCCTCGCCGCGGGGCTGAAGCGGTGGGAGATCTCGTTCAACCTGTCCGATGCCGACCTTGCCACGCTCCAAACCTTTTGGGACGCGCGAAAGGGCAACTACGAGGAATTCGACTTCACCGACCCGGACACCGGCGCGACTGCGGCTAAGTGCCGATTCGATCAGGATTCGCTGACGGTCCAACAGGTCCAACTGAACGAAAACCGCGTTTCCGTCTTTATCCAGGAATACAAATAAGTGGCGCTCACGGACATAGCATCGGCGAAAGACGCACAGCAGTCTTATCAGCCGCTCCTACTCGCCACGATCACCTTCAACGGCGGGACGGTCTACCGCGCCTCTACGCATCCGCTGAACACGGCCGAAGGCGGCTATCAGTACGGCGGCAACAACTACATCGGGCGCATTATTTCGCAGGACATCAGCGCGGTTCAGGGGTACGACGCTGGCGGCATCGACATCATTCCGCGCGTTTCGCTTACCCTGGCCGATGCGGACAAAGCACTAAAAACGAGTTACGAGGACGTGTATGGATTCTCCGGCGCCACCTTGGATCTTGTTTTTGTGTTTTGGGACGCGGATTCCTCGACCTTCTCCAGCGACTCAATTCTCCGCTTCCGCGGAATCTGTGACCCGGCCCAATCCGACGCCGAAACCATTACCGTCTCCGCCATCAATAAGCTGAACCTCCAGCGGCGTATGCTCCCACCCGTGCCGTTACAACGGCGCTGTCCATGGATCTTTCCGACGACATCCACAAAGCGGCAAGCGGCGGCAGACAACGCGGACGATATCAGCTACGAATGCGGGTACTCGCCCGACGCCAGCGGCGGCAACGCGCGGGGCAACTACTCCAGCGGCGTCACCTCTTACACCTCCTGCGACTACACCAAAGCCGCCTGCGAAGCGCGCGGGATGTACAAGCAAGACTCTTCCTCCCGCGTCACCGGGCGCTTCGGCGGTGTGCAATACGAGGGCGCAACGGGCGGACGTTCACGCGAGTATACCTCCGGCAATTGGATCGATATTGCCAATAATCCGAACGAAGCCCGCTACGGCAACCCGATTCCCATGGTCTACGGGACCGCGTGGGTAGACGCGGTTGTGATCCAGCCGCAGGGCGACGGTAACTCGACGCGCTTCGAGGCGATTGTCTGCCTCGGGGAAGCACAAAGCATCCTGCGCGTGGTCGTCAACGATACCGAACTCCAGCCGGCAACCGACATCACGGGCGGAACGAATTACATCGTCCGTGATCCGCTGATGCGCTACAACGTCATCAACCGCGGCGACCGCGACGGCGCGCCGAACCTTGACTCTCCGTGGGGCGGCAACGGTGACCCATACGGTTCGATGTGCGCGATTCTCTGCGTTGTCCCCCGCCGCCTCGCCGAAGCCACGTCAACCCCGCGCGTTCGTGTGCTGGTCCAGGGTCCGAAGCTGCGCGTCTATACCGACGTTTCCACCTACTCGAAAACCTACACCGATAGCCCGGCGTGGGTACTCATGGACCTCCTTACCTGGGCGGGCGTCGGGTACGATGAACTCGACCTCCAGAGCTTTATCGACGCGGCGGCGATCTGCGCGGCCACGGTCACTTATACCGACCAATACGGCGCGTCCACCTCCCACGCTAGATATGCGTGCTCCCTTGTTCTTCGCCAGCGTCGCAGCGCGGCCGATGTCATCCGCGGCGTCCGGCAGGGGTGCGGCGGGATACTCGTCCCGAACTCGACCACGGGCAAGTTACAGCTCTTCATCGAAGGCACCCTTGCCAGCCAGCAGCCATCGGCCGTCACGGGCTCGAATTACAACACGTCCATCTCCTCGAAGTCACTCACCGGCAGCGTCACGAACGGATATGCGGCCTACGATTTCACGAAGTTCCTGGGCGGCCGTCAGTCTTCGTTTAAAGTTCAGACGCAGCCGCTCGCCAGCACTCCAAACCGGGTAAGTTTCGGATTCGCGAATAGCGAACGCGATTGGGCCGGCGACTCCGTTTCCATCGCCGATACCGACGCGGTGGCGCGAAGCGGGCAGGAAGTGGCGGAGCAAATGGAAGCGGACGGCGTGAACACGCTCGACCAAGCGAAGCGCATTGGTGCCCGGCGCCTCGCGCGGAACCTGTACGGCAACGCCCGCGCGGATGCGGGCGGAACGGAAGTCTATTCCTGGCTCGACTCGTTCCGTGCGGTGCGGTGCCGCGTGGGGCAAATTGGCCGCGTGTCTAACGCGCATTTCGGCCTGTCCAACGTCCTCGCCCGCATCACGCAAATGCGGCCATCCACGAACTTTGAGACGGTCCAAATTACCGCACAACGACACAATGACGACTGGTACGTAGACACCTACGGGCAGAGCGCCGACCCGGAGCAATCGCTCCAGGCGCGCAACCGCCTCGCCCGCGCGGCGTACCCATGGGGGCCGGTAGGAATCGCCCCCGATGCCTCGGACCCGATGTACTCGGAAACCGACCAAACGTTCGCCCTCGCCGAAGCCCACGAAACGGCGGCGGACGGCACGATCATCACGAAACTATACCTCTCCGGCGCGTGGCCAGTGAACCTCTTCACGGGCACGCCTCCCGATGTGGGGCGGCAAGGCACCACAGCATCTACAGGCGGCTCAATCCTCGGAAGTGGCCGCTCATACTATCTGGCTGTCGTTGCGCTCGATGCGTTCGGTGTGCCATCGGCACCGTCAAGCCTCTGCGAAGTCGTCGTCACGAACGTATCAACGGCGAACACGATCACGGTCCCAATTCTCGGCTGGCCTTCGAGCGCGGCCGGGTATATCTGCTACGTCGGCAACTCCCCGCAACTCCTGACCGAGCACGCATCGAACGCCAGCAGCACGCCAACATCAATCACGATCACGGCCTATCTCGACCGCGGCAAAGGCATCCCTGACCCGGAATTCGACCGGATGCGAGTCAAGGTCAAGCGCGTGGCGCACAGCGGCGTGTGGGGGCAGCCGGTTGACGCCGTAGGCGCGGGAACACTCACCATCACGGGCGCCGGCTGGACGGTCAACCAATGGGCCGGCTACGATGTCTCCCTCCTCGGAAAAGCCGCGGGCGGCGATATGGCGGTGCTGAATTATTCAGTGGTATCGAACACCGCCGCCGTGCTGACGGTGACACCTAATCCGGCTGGAGATGTGGCCGTCGGCGACGCGATCATCATGCGGTCAAAGCCCACGGTGGGCAGCGATGGCGGCGGGAATTATCTGTCCGACGCGCTCTGGCTCAACACGCTCGAAAACTCCGGCGCGGGTCTGGCGGTCGATGAAGAAGTCGGGCGGCTCCTCCGCATTATCAGCGGGCCTGGCGCTGGGCAAGTCTACCGGATCATCAGCAACACTGCCAGCAAGGTCTACATCGAAGGCGATTGGTTGACGACGCCGACGAGCGCTTCCCGCTACATCATCGAGGAGCCTGACTGGCAGGTTATCCAGACATCGGACAGCCTGAACAATGCGGATCTGGACGCAGTTTTGTACCTCGAAGTGGAAGTCACAAACTATCGGCAACGCGTCGTTCTAGTGCAGCCGGTGACGCTCGACGGCGGGCAAAACGAGGCTATTGATTCGTTGTGCCCGGTGCGCGAGATTTACGTGTTTGGTTCGTCGAATCCGGCTATCGGAAACAATGACGGCTACTTCGAGATGGTCACAACGTCGGGCGAAGTCACGCCAGATCTTGCCGACGGGCTGAACCAACAAGAGACGATGACGGCCGACGTAATCGTAAACGAGCCGGTCTACACGGGCGGCACGCTTGTGGCCGGCATGCGGCTACGAATCAAGCTCATTGAGGACGCGACGGGCGGCTGGGTTCCGACATTCGACGCGGTGTTTATCGGCCTCCAAAACATCGACATGGACCTCACCGCCGATACCTACTCAATTTTTGAATTTGTCTATAACACGGCCGCTAAGTGGGAGTACGTGGGCGGCGTGCGGGGTGCTTCGATCACATGAGAATTCTTCTTTATATCATCGCGGCTGGGCTGGCCTTCGGGCAGTCGCAGAACGAGTTGAAAATCATTCCAAAACAGGATGACTCGGCGACTGGCCTTATCAAGTTCCAGGAGAAGTACGGGAACGGCGCGCACTATATCGGCCTTCGAGGGCCGGCCTCCGTGGCGGCGTCGGAAACCTTCACGCTTCCCGCCGCCGACGGCACATCGAACCAATGCCTTTCGACCGACGGCGCGGGTCAATGGGGCTGGCGCGACTGTTCCGGCGCGTCCACGCGCTACCGCATATCAGACTACTTCTGGATTCAGACGCCAGGCGGTTCAATCTCGCCCGGCCTCACGACCGTTACGCTCACTCCGTGCCCGTCCGGCCTGGATGCGACCGACACGAAGCTCTACGTTTACATCTCAGGCGGCACCGGTACCGCTGAAGCCGCTCCTCTATCAGTCAGCGGTGGCGCTGGTACATGCAGCAGCGGAGCGGCAAGCGGCACTATCAAATTTACCGCGGCGAACTCCCATACCGGCGCATGGACCATCCAGAACGCCGGTTTCCGCGAGACAGAGCGCATTGCCGATCACGGCGATATTTTGCTCATCAGTAACGTTGACGTTTACGAGCGAACAGTCATCGAGAAGGGCTTAACACTCGAAGGTGGTGGGGGTGGTGGCGTGCGATCAGTCATCACCGCGCACGGCGATATCGTGGCGATTGACGTGAACTTGGCGGCGCCGGTCACGATGTCGAATTTTTCGATCATGGCTGATGCACCGCAAGTGTCGGCCGGCGCGGCGGTTCGGCTGGGCGTGGACGGGTCAACTAATCACAACTGCGGATCGAAGATTGACAACCTGTTTATCTACCAGTTCTACTACGGCATCCACCTCAAGGACGGCTGCAAGCCGGTCATTACGCGCAACGAGATCGCGGACTCCACGAAGTACGGCATCTACGCGCAGAATATTTTCAACCCAGACGGCGGCGACGGATTCATCGCGCACAACACCATTGGAAACACGCCCGCGGCTGATGCTGCGATTCGCTACGAAAGCGGCGGCGGGCTGAAGATCATCGACAACAAGATTTTGAATAATTTCCAGTGGGGCGTTGACCTTTATCCGAACAGCGGCGCATCGACTGGGCAACTGTACATTACGTCGAACAGCTTTGACCGCATGAAGGCGGGCGGTATCCGCGCGTCTGGTACTGACGCGTGGTACGGCGTGAACGTGCTCGGGAATATCATCATCGACGCTGGCGAGGACGGCACTTTTACTTGCGTGGAGTTTGCTAATCCGGGCATGGTGGGCGGCTCGTTCATCGGCAACATGTGCCAGAGCGGACAGTACGCCGTCACCGCT